ACAAGAGTTTGCAAAAGGGGGTGGACTGAAGAATGAAGACTAAAGAAACTAAAACCGAAACCACCACCGCCGACGCCGTAGAGCAGACGGCAAACGCCACCGAAACAGCTACGGCGACGACCGAAACCCCGACCGTAGAGGCAAACGAAAGAACCATTTATGACTACGTCGGGGTCAGTCCGCTGAACCCCAAAGACGCCGACGACCGCTGGTCGTATTACTGGGCAACCGAAAGCGACGGAAGCGGTATCAATCGGCTGAAGATGCGGGGTTTCGACTACGTTCGCGTCGGTTCCGACGGCGAAATCCCCACGTGGGGTGGGGAGCGGAGAGAAGACGGAACCGTAGCCTACGGCGGGATGGTGCTTCTCAAGCGACCGAAGGAGATTGCGGACAAAGAGCTTGAAGCAAAGCGGAGACACTATAAAAGATTAGCCAACCAAAAAGTAGAGGAGACAGAAGAACAGATGAAAAGAGAAGGTGCGGAACACCAACCGAATCGGCGCACCTTCTACTTTGCGGAAAATCCGTTAGCAAAATAACAAGGGGGTGAAACGAAATGGCAGGGTTCTTCACACCGCCACGACCAGCTGAGTTTTCGGAAGTCAGAAAGCATTTTTATGCTGCTACGGTACCTGAAGACGTCTTAAGGGAAGGCGTTCTGATGAAAATCAACACCAGCAACGGGGGCGTTGAGCCTGTTTACACGGTTGCAGGCACCAGACCGACCAGCTCATTGCTTAGCAGTGTTGCCACGCTTTATGGAGTGATGGTCGGCAGCCACGATGAGACGGAAGACCCAGTGATGTCCAGTCGCGTTGATTACGCTGGGCAGACGCCGACGAAGCGGGTTTCAGTAGCCGACTGCGTTCCGCACAGAGAGCTTATCCTTCAGCCCATTGACAGCAACGGGGAGAAAACCCCGTCGGCTGCTGTTCCGTCAAACATTGGTAAGCCTGTGGCGATTAAGTACCAGAACTTTTCGTTTACGGTGGGCAGCAACACCTACTGGGTCTATGCGGGTGCAGAGTTAACGACCCCAGCGTCAGCCGACGGCTACATTGTTGGTATCACTGGAGACAAAAACCTGATTGTGCGCATTAGTCGTTCCAAATGGATTACGCTGTAATGAGGGGGTGGTGATATGTTGCAGTCTATTGAAGACGTAGCCCCCCGTGTGATTAAAGGTGTTACCGAAACCGTTCATGTTGACGACTTTACGCCGACGACTGGGGTGACCCCCAAGTACAGGGGGTGCTTCGTACGGCAGAGGGTCAAGAGCGGAGCCGACCCCGTGTTGGATACCATCCTGTTGGCAAACAACACCGCATGGCACCAGACCGAGACCGTTGGGTCGGACAACTACAGTAACAAATGCTTTGGGATTATTGACTCCTATCCAGAGAAGAAAAACGACATTGACGGCGGGGGTGTACACGGTAAGATTACCATCCACACGTTAAACGTGGGTCACCCCGTTTGGGTGGCGTTCCGCTACCTCAGCGGGGGTGCTATTGCACAGGTGCCTGATTTTCCCGTCGGAAAAAGGCTCTGGATATACGGCTTGAATGTGACCATCAACGGAGTCACCTATACCGTTCCTGTGGTGTCGGACGTGACCGTCACGGGTGAGCCTGAGTTCAGACTGGTGAGCATCATCAGACCGCTGCCGTTGGTTAAAGACATGCCGACCCATCCGAAAGACTACGGCTGGTTAGTGGTTGCTCTGGATGCAGGTTTCGTGGTAGACGGAGCCACGTTACCGTAACGATTAAGCGATGGACGGGTGGTATTTCGCGACAGCGTTTGGGACTGCAAACGAACACGAGGTAATAAGGGAATTACCAGTTCACCCCGACGCCCTGAACGCGGGGCTGGTAATTCCCCAGTATGAACCCGTTGCTGTAAGGGATGGATATATCCGTCCGTTCTATTCAAGCCCAGACCTTACAGGGGTGGTGCTTTCTATAGAAAACCCATTCAACGGAAGGTTTGCAGGGTTTCCTATTGACAGCCCATATGATGACGACGGGAACCCCAAGACGGAGCGAAAAATATGTATAATAAGAGACGGAAGAGTAATACTTCCTGCCGTAATAGACCCACCAGCAGACGACTGGATGGTGGAAGGAAAAAACTGCCTTTTTGTGCTAAATCGTGAAACAATACAGGGCGAAAAACATGTTGTGGCTTATATCCCCGTGACGGGAGAGCCGTATGGTTGGAATTACTGGTGGCTTCTCAGGGCTGGTCTCTGTCGTGTAACAAAGCTACGGCGTTTTTGGGTTGGTGGAAGTCGGTGGTGGATACACCAAGCGGTCTGTAGCTTCCACCCGTCATTAGTATTTGCGTGGGAGGGTTACTAACATGGCTAAAGGAAAACCGCCTTTAGGCAGCGGAGAGCGTTTTAAGCAGCTCAGTTCGAAGCTCAAACGTCGGGGTGTAGAAGACTCCGACGCATTGGCTGCGTGGATTGGGCGGAAAAAGTACGGAAAACGTCGCTTTCAGGAATTAGCCCAGAAAGGGCGAAAGCGCAAAAGTTAAAGAGGGGGTGAGTTTATGATTACAAGTGGGCAATTGAACTTGTTACGGGTAGGGCTTACCGAAATCTTAATGAGGGAGTTTCAAAAGCCCAACATCTATGGTCAAATCTACGAAGTGGACACGTCGGACAAAGAGTATGAAGAGTACCAGCACATTGTGGGGCTTCCGTCGCTTCCTGAGTGGGATTCAGACGGTTCTGAATTGCCGTTCATGAGTGCCACAAACGGTTATAAGGTACTCTTTATACACAAGGATTACGGCTATGCGTGGGCTATCTCAAAACGCCTAATGCGGGGCGACCAGTATCAGGTGGTGTCTGGACGCCTAACGCGAACGGCTGTAAGAGCAGCCCAAAACACCATTGAGCTGCTGACTACGGCGTTTTACGCAACAAACCCGACGTGGGTGGACGGAAAACAGCTCTTTGCCACCGACCACCCGATTGAAGGGGGCACCTACAGTAACAAGCTGACCGCAGCGTTGAACGACATCTCTTTGGCAGAGGCGTTGCGTTTGTTCCGCAGAGCCGTTGATTGGCGGGGCAACCCAATTATGGTAGAGCCTGCGGTGCTTGTTGTTCCGCCTGAGCTGGAAGTCACGGCAAAAACACTGGTGGGGAGCATGGCTTACCCCACGACGGGTGC